ACGCCCATCTGAGGACGAATCACGCTGTAGCCGTACAGCACGTCAATACGGCAGGGCATACGGTCGTTGTTGATGTCGTACTGACGAACAACGCGCAGGCTGATGCCGTTATGGACAGCGCGAGCGGCCATGTCCACACCTTGCGGCAGGAGCAGGTCGGCGGTGGCGAAGGTGATCGCATCCTTGTGGTACACCAAGTTCTGAGCGTACTGGCTGGAAGCAGCACCCACGAACACGACGGCCTTGCCGGTTTGCGGCAGAACGTCAACAGTAGCCAGCGCGTGGTTGGCCGAGTACATCGGAGCCACGGTAACGGTGCCGGCGCCAGAGCCGTTCAGGGTCACGTCAGCGGCTGCGACGAACTGGAACAGCGAACCAGTGGACTCACGGGTCTGCGGGTTCACAGCAAAGCAGTCAGCCACGGTGAACACGTCGCCCAGCTTGATGGTGTCGTTGTTGCCAGCGCCGGTGATGAGGATGGAGGTAGCGCCTTCAGCGGTCACAGCGGCAGAGGTCGAGCCGCCAGTAGCGTCACGCGAGCCGGTGGTGAACTGCTTGATCGACTGAGACATGTTGATCTCGTCGAAGCCCAACACGCCCATGCCCATCATGCCGTTCTTGAACTGCTTGCTGATGGTGTCGGTGGGGTTAAAGAGACCCTTCATGCCTTCGACCAAACCAGCGTTAGCAGCCGGGTTGACGGTGGCGTAGCGAGGCGACATCACAGCAGCGTTCTCGTTGAGTTTCTGCTGAGCTTGCAGCAGAACCAGCGAGGTAGCGGGCGTGGTGCCAGGGGTTCCAACGGTGTTGCCGATGTACTTGTAGCTGTTTGCCACGTCAGCGTCGATGCTGGAGGCCAACTGGCTGATACGAGGCTTCAGAACACGCTCTGCGAAGTCGTCCAACTGCATGGTCAGTTCGGCAGACGTGAAGTTCACGCCGATGTGCTTCTGCGAAGACACAGTCAGAGTGGTGAACTGCTCGTTGTCGTCCTGCACTTGCAGGGCGGCGCCGTCAGTGACCAAGGCGCGGTCAGGCAGACGAATACGCAGGGTAGAACCAATCTTGGCACCTTCAACAGCAAAGCTGTCGTCGTACTGACGGTTCACGTTACGGGTGAGCACGAGGTTGTTCTCCAGAATCTCCAGAGCCTTCCGCGTGATCATGTCAATGGTAAGAATGCTATTAGCCATTTCGGCGGTCCTTTCAAAGTTAGCGGTTCATTTGCGCTTGCAGCTTCTTCATCTGCCGGGCACGTTCAGCTTCAATCCACTGCGAATCAGTCATGGTCTTCGTCGAGCGAGGATCAGTCGTGTCGTAGGACGGGCTTCCACTGGTGCGTGCGGTAACAGGTGAAATAGGCGCAGGCGCAGACGTAGTCGGTTTTACAAGAGGATTGGAGCCAAGTTTGGCCTCAATCTTCCCAATCTCTCGGGCCTGCAAAAGAGGTGCCAAGCGGGAAATGCGATCAGCTTCCTTCGGGTTGGTTCCCAGCCAGTAGGCTAGGTCCGGCCCCATGTCGGACGCCTTGATTGTCTCGGCCATCACGTCAGTGACTCGAAGCTGCGGGTTGTAGGCGACTTGTTCAAAGTCGTCGTACTTGGCCCTGGCCTCTTCCTCACGGTCGTGGTAAGCGTCGTTAATCTCAGCCTGCTGCCGTTGGAACTCACGCTGCGCAAGCAGTTCTTCAGCCTTTTTGACGGCCAACGCTTCCGCGTAGGCATCAGGCGACTCGAAATGCTCGATAGGCGGGACTTCTCTTGGCGCTTGCGGTTGGGCAAGTTTAGCCTGCTGCTCACGTTCCCATTTGCGCTGCTCTCTGGCAAGGCGCTTGCCAATCTTCTCGTCGAGTTCAGCCTGGGTGAATTTCTTCTCCTCGGGCGTCTGCTCGGGTTGATTCTCAGCTACTTCCGGCGCGTTTTGTGCATTCTCCGGGGCGGCCGTCGCCTCGGGTGCTGGCGCGGATTCAACTTCCGCTAAGGCTTGTTGGACTTCTTCAGTCATTTCTTGTTCCATTGGAACCCTGGTCTACCGGGCCAGTACAGTTCTCAGATTATGCGCTAAGAAGGCGCTTGTCAATTATTTTCCAGCCCAACCAGTGTTTCCGCTTCCTGATTCTTTAACGTACAGTGACGAGAGTAAGCCACCATCAGATCGGGAATACAAAGACCCAACAGGTGCTGTTACAACACCTTCGGGGCTTCCAGCACCGCTTGTCCAAGTTATCCCACCCGGCAACGTAATGCCTTTGCCCGAGGTGTCAATGACAAGGTTTCCTGTTGAGACAGATACATTGCCAGTTGCCTTTATATTCAGTTGCGTTGTCCAAGATGCGGAGTTGTTCCGCATTTGGATTGCGATGTCGTATGTGCTTCCACTTCCTGGATAGTAGTTTAAGAATCTAGCCCCAAAACCGCTGCCAGCGTTGTCCACTTTAAGTTCAATTCCACCGTTGCTTGAGAGCGAAGCTCCCGGTGAATTGACAACAACATCGCCCCGGTAAGTGGGGTCGCTACCGTTGTAGGTGTTTACCATCAACGGCGTTGTAGGGGCTGTATTTACCGCGCCAATGTTTCCGCTGCTTGCAAGGCTAGAGACAGCCACTGCTCGTCCAGCCGTTAAGTTTGAAACAGCAACTTTTACGGTTGTGCCGCCTTGAACAATTGGCAATACTTCAGTACCCGCAAGCGGGGTAGTAGCGCCAGTTAATGCGGAAATTTTTGCATCTGCCATTTTGATTTCCTTTAATTTAAGCAAATGGTGAAACTACATTGTTTCTAATGTCGGCAGGCATAGCCGCTTGGGCTACTGTTCGTGTATTACCAACCAATGTTACGTAATTCGTAATACCGTCATAAGGAAAGTTTGTGATCGTGCCAGTAAAGGTGCAATTGTAAAATGCAATGTTACGAAAGGTAGATCGAACAACGCCGCCAACCATAACAGTGTCGCTTATCAATGAAAGAGTGTTTCCCCATGAAGCGGCTGCGTTATCATTTTCAATGTTTGCCAAAGAGCAATCAGCAATTCGCATGGTATTAACACTGTAACCACTGTATCGAACGCTGCCAGATACGATGCCTTCAATACGGCAGTTGTATGCTCTAGTTGCAACTGCGTCGGTAGCAGTAGCGTAAATCGCTGACCCATCTTTGCAATCAATAGGGCCATCTACAGTCAATGTCGCTGTACGATCTTCGCTGTATGTTGAGTTTTTATACGCAAAAATTGGATTAATGTTTGCCTCTGACCGAATGGCACCACGAACAATTACAGTCCCCCAGTTTGTGTGTGCTGTTTCAAGCAAACCAAGTCTTGCAACAGAAATTGTGGCAACGTCTACATTTATTTGAGCGTCTTCAATGACAATTAAATCAGGAAGAAACGGCTTTACCGTGATCGGCCAAACAATTGGACCACTGCCATCATCAGAAGAAAAGCCAAAAAAGTAATATGTTGAGCTTCCGTCCGATGATTGAACTTTTGTGTTTTTGATAGACACCACACCGCCAAGTGCTGGCGTGTCAAGCCTGATTGCAAAGAAGTTACGGCCACCAAATTGCTGGCAATCATTGACTGAAATGTCATAGCCAGCGTAACCAATTGCACTGCCACCTTGAGGTGCAAAAATCTTTGCGTCATTGACAATCATGCGGTTACCCCAGTGATCGTCAATACCGTAATGCCAATTGCCGCCGTTGATTGTCCAGTCCACGTTATAAGCACCAGAGCAACCATGACGGCAGTCAATCACGGTGGCATCGTTTACTGTTAAGCCAATTGTTGTTGTGGCGCTAACACCGTAACCCAAGCCTGCGTATTGAAGCCCATTTGCAAATGGTCTATTCAATGTCACATCAGCGCAATACCCAACTTCAATGGCAAACGCCAAAGGTACTGAAGGATCTTCATTTCGGACTTCCGGTTGATTCAAAATCACGTTGTCTCGATTGACTACAATGCTTCCGCGAAGTCCTACGGGGCCAGCCCCAGTGCGCAAAATCTTAAGCCCGTCAATCTGCACAGGTTCTGAGGGAGTATTTGCCGTTACCGTGACGTTTGCGTAACTGGTGTAGGTGTTGACCAGCGAAGTGGTCATGTTGCCTTGGTTGTCGCAGCGTATGAATTCTTGCTTGTAATAAGGGGCCGCAGCACCAATTCGGTCAATGACAACCTCGGTTGAATTGATGAACAAGTACTTGTTGGCAGCATTAGTAGCCCCAACTTGTGTTTTACCGCGAATCAGGGGGTCCCATCCAGTTGTTGAAACAACTGTTCCAGCGGTATCCCTAGCAATTTCAAACCAGCAGGTCGTGTTTGCTTTTGGAATCTCAATAGACCCATCGCAGCGCCCGCTAGTTTTAATCTGGATTGGGGAAGCGCCGTTAACAATGTAGGTTCCTGCTGGGATATGCCAATACGCACCGGAACTATTGGTGTACGTAAACATTGCACTAAAAGCAGCCGTGTCATTCGTTACGCCGTCACCCACAGCGCCAAAGTCCATGACGCTGACAGTCTGACGCAACTTAGCCTGCACGGTGGTTCCAACAGCGCCAGTGCCAGCGGGTTGATATGAAACACTACTTGAAGACAAAGGCAGCGTAACCGTGCTTATGCCAGAAATGTTGTCGTAAGTGGCAATCAGCACGTTGGTGCTGGTTTGCAACACAAACTTATAGATCACACCATCGGTCAGCCAAATCTCTCCACCGGGCACCCGCCCACCAGAATCCAACACAATTGGGTTGGTGTGGGCAGTGGCGCCCGAAGAACTGGTGTAGGTGGCTACGGGTGTTGTAGTGCCTGCCGCATAGCTGAACAGCTTGCCACCCGTCAGTGGGTTGCCATTGTTGTCGAAAAACTGGGCACCAGCGCCGCCCACAGGAGAAAGATTAACTGTAGGCATGTGTTACTCCAAAAGAATCAAGCCGCCGTCCTCTTGCACGAGGTTGTCGCCAGATTCGGTGAGAAGGTTGCCTTGGGCTTGCTCGTTGGCGCGGCCCGAAAACAGCGAAATAATGCCGCCAAGGCCAATGGCAACCGAGTTGCGAAGATCAGGGCCAAAGAAGCTCATTGCTTGTTGATAGGTTTGGCGTACGCAGTGCCGTCGGTGCTGCCGATCCGCAGCACGCTGACGCGCCAGGGGGCGCCGGTCGTGTTCAGCGGCACGACAAACGGGATGGGCGTGAAGGCGGGGATCGGGGTGCTGGCGCTGGTAGCCACGGCTCCCACGCCCACTTCAACGTAGCAGGATTGGTCGCACCACACCAGTACGCCTTGCGGGCCAGGGCCCCATGCGGTCGTGTTGCCAGCGCTGGCGCCGGCAGTTGCAGTGTACGCGGGGAAATCCGCTTTG